CCTAAGCATTACAATTCTGGGGAAGTAGAATGTATTGTTGCTATGCAATCCATGTTAACTCCAGAAGAGTTCAGAGGTTATCTGCGTGGCAATTCTTTTAAATATAGATGGCGTTACCCTGATAAAAATGGTATAGAGGATATTTCAAAAGCTGAATGGTACGAGAAAAAACTAAGAAAGGTTTTAGAGAGCGATGGACAATAACTATTTAGATACTAAAGCAGAACGCCGCAGTAGATATAACAAAAAAGTTAAGTCTAAAGGCGTTAAGAAAGAAAGGAATATTAAAAAGGCTTTAGAAAAAGAACTACGAAAGTTAGAATCTGAAGAGGCTTTGAAATGAAAATCTTGTATAAGCTGCTTAGCTATCTTAATGGTATTGTGCTAGGAATAGCTGCGTTAATAGCAGCGCCTATGCTTATAGTCATGTTTTTAAATGTTGTAATTTTTAGATACTTGAGAGATAAACCTATGGATAAAGAAGAGTTTAAAAATTACTGCTGGACTATGTACGTTCTTAACTGTACAGAGAGATCAGAAGAAGGGGAAGGTCTAATTACTTTTCTAGAGTACAGAGAAAAGAATGAAGACTTTCTTAAAGCTAAATATGAGAGGATTTTAAAAAATGAATTTCAATGAATATCAAGATAAGGCAGAAACATTTGCAAGTTATGATAATGTTTTCTACCCCTATGCAAGTCTTATGATAGAAACATCAGAGCTTGTTGATATCTTTGTAAAGCCTTTACTACGTGGCGATGTTAAGACTATTGTAAGAGAAGATGTTATTGCTGAAGCAGGTGATGTACTATGGAATCTTGCAGTGCTTTTAAAGAAAAACAGTATTGAACTAGAAGAAGTTGCAATATATAATATAGAAAAACTAACAGGTCGCCTTGAGAGAGGCACCATCAGAGGTGACGGAGACAAACGATAATGGATAACTACAGTAAGTTTATAGCTGCCAGCAGGTATGCTCGTTGGCAAGATGATAAGAGTAGGCGTGAGACATGGGAAGAAACAGCCCAGCGTTATGTAGCCTACTGGGGAAACAAGATTGGTAACGAAGAAAAGCAGAAGATCACAGACGCTATTGTTAATCTAGAAGTAATGCCTTCTATGCGTTGTGTTATGACAGCAGGGCCAGCATTAGACAGGGACAATGTAGCAGGTTTCAACTGCTCCTACCTGCCTATTGATCACCCTAAAGCATTCGATGAGCTTATGTACATCCTCATGTGTGGTACAGGTGTAGGGTTCTCCGTAGAGCGTCAGTATATTGCTAAGCTTCCTGAGATTGCAGAGAAGCTTCATGCTACTGATACTACTATTGATGTAGCAGACAGTAAGATTGGTTGGGCTAAGGCTATGCGTCAGCTTATTGCTATGCTCTATGCTGGCGAAGTTCCAAGCTGGGATGTTACTAAGGTCAGAGCAGCAGGAGAACGTCTTAAGACCTTTGGCGGTCGTGCAAGTGGCCCACAGCCTTTAGTAGATCTGTTTCAATATACTGTTGAGATTTTTAAAAGAGCAGCAGGTCGTAAGCTTAATAGCCTTGAGTGCCATGACCTGTGTTGTAAGATTGCAGAGGTTATTGTTGTAGGTGGTGTAAGGCGTAGTGCTTTGATCAGCTTGTCTAACCCTTCTGATGGTCGCTTACGTAACGCTAAGAGTGGTCAGTGGTGGGAAGAACAAGGTCAAAGAGCCTTAGCTAATAACAGTGCTTGTTATACTGAGAAGCCTGAATTTAATTTCTTTATGGATGAGATGAAAGCCTTGTATGACTCTAAGTCTGGTGAGCGTGGAGTCTTTAGCCGGGTAGCAGCACAGAAGATTGCAGCTCGTAATGGTCGCCGTGAAGCTGACTATGACTTTGGTACTAACCCCTGTAGTGAAATCATTCTTAGACCTAATCAGTTCTGTAATCTGTCTGAAGTAGTTGTACGTGCAGATGATACCTTAGATAGTTTAAAAGAGAAGGTACGCATTGCAGCTATTCTAGGAACTTTACAAGCTACACTGACTGACTTCCGTTATCTTCGGACTATCTGGAAGAAGAATACTGAGGAAGAAGCCCTGCTAGGTGTTAGTCTCACTGGTATTATGGATGCTAAGATCACTAACTCAGGTAAAGATCTTGATGTGGTGCTTAGTACTCTACGTGAAGTAGCTGTTGAGACAAACAAGAAGTGGGCTAAACGATTAGGTATTAACCAAGCTGCTGCTATTACTTGTGTTAAACCCTCCGGTACTGTTTCACAGCTTGTTAACAGTGCTAGTGGTATTCATCCTCGTTTCAGTCCTTATTATATCAGGACAGTACGTGCAGATTCTAAAGATCCTATGGCCCAGTACATGTTACAGGCTGGTTTCCCATGTGAAGTAGACTCTACTAAGGTAACTCGTAAGCCTTCTGTAGACGGTGACAGGAGCCATCTAAAGCCTACTGAACAAGACCTATATCATGGTACTACTCTTGTCTTTAGCTTCCCTGTGAAGTCCCCTAAAGGCGCTATATACACTACAGACATGGGTGCCTTAGAGCAGCTAAAGCTTTGGAAGATTTACCAAGACAGCTGGTGTGAACATAAACCTTCTATCACAGTTTATTATAAAGACGATGAGTTCTTTGATATTTGTAGCTGGATGTGGAAGAACTTTGATATGATGAGTGGCATCAGTCTGCTACCGTATAGTGATCATACTTATGACCAAGCTCCTTATACTGAATGTACTGAAGCTAAATATTCTGAGGTATTAAAGACTATGCCTGAGTTTGATTGGGAAGCTTTATCAGCTTTCGAGTTTGAGGACATGACTACAGGCAGCCAAGAGCTTGCTTGTGTTGGCGGTATGTGTGAAATCTGAAGCTAATCTAGCATCATTTAGAATACTAATTGATTCGAGAGGCAACCTAGTAACAGAAATTTCTGGGTTGCCTTACGATGAAATAAGTAGTATATTCAAGGACGAAGATGCGTTTCTCATCAGGAAGATTGTAAGAGAGAGTCGCATCAAATTTACTAAACTCCATAACTATCTTGAAAACGAACTGGCGGCCTTACAATGATAACAGAAGATATATACGTAACTCAGAATATAGAACTACCTATTGTTACTGTGTTAAGATTAAACGTAGACGCAATAGGGTATCTATCAAATGCACAAGCAGAGAAAGCTACTCTACCTACAATTCTAAAATTAATGGAGAATCATTCTTCATATATAATAGAATTATCGGAGAAGATTAGTAAGTCACAACGTGTAGATTTAAAAACAGTTAAGTAGGTTTCTTTTTAGATCGTCGGGAAGTTTCAAGAGCTATAGCAACTGCTTGCTTTTGAGGCTTCCCTTCTTTCTTTAAAGTTTTAATATTTTTAGAAACTGTTTTAGCTGAGTATCCTTTCTTTAAAGGCATTACCACTTCTCCCTGTCAGCCCAGTAAGCTGCTGACATCTTACCCTTCTTAATATTCTCACCATGACGAGCTTTAAAAGACGCTCTCTTCTTCTTCATCGCTTCAGACTCACCAGCTTTAGGTTTACCTGCTGTCGATGCTCCTTGTTCTCCAAAGCGTATGGTCTTGACCTTATCGCCTTCTTTAGCTACAACTACGTGGCTCTTCTTAGGATGGCCTGGAGTTCTCTTAGGTTTGTTAAAACCACTAACACCAGCTCTTTCTAAACGTGAATCTTTTTTCATTTTCTATAACTCCTTGTTTTAGCAGCAATCTTCTTAGGTTGTGCGCTATGTTGTTTACCTGCTTTAGTATCTTTACGCTTCTTTGCGCTAGTCTCTGAGTATTCAGCAGAGCTTAAAGACTCTCTAGCTTTCTTAGGTAGATAACGCTCACCTGTCTCACTAGACTTCTTACCAGATTTAGTACCCCAATCCTGCTTTGTCCAAGCCTTTAAAGACTTCTGTGTTTTTTTAACAGTCATTATTTTTTAGCCTTTGTTTTTTTCTTAGCGGTATCTGACAGCTCTTTCAAGTGAAATAGTTTTACACTTGTTTTACCATGAGTCTTTCCAGAATGCAGCGACCCGTCAGGCATTTTATGAGTGCTTCCTGTATGTAATGTTCCGTCTTTCTTATAATGGTTTACACCTTTCATTTATAACCTCCACCTTTAGCTTTATATTCTTTAGCTAACATCTGAGCCTTACGTGCTGACCATTGACCAGCCTTACCACCTTTGTCACTAGCTTTAATCTTGTTAAAAAGATTCTTACGCATAGTAGGTTTAGTGTAATTTCCTGCTTCATTTACAGTAGATTTTTTATCCGTCATTTTTTTTATTCCATAGCTCAAATATAACACGCACTTTTTCTTTCAGTGTCTCTATATCGTTGTGCATTTTAGCAAGTACAATGACCAGTGTTACAAACCCTACAGCCACAGGCCAAGCAGTGTTAATAAACTCTAAAGCTGTCATCTTATTTCCTTGTCTTTTCAAATGTCCTAAGCCCACCAAGACCAAGCATCCCTAGTAGTACAGGCATCATTGTATCTAAAGGTATCAAAGGTACTGTGATAGGAATCTCCATTGATAGAGTTATTATAAAGTTTGCAAAAGGTATAACAAGAAAGTTACCTGCCATACCCAGTACGCATACCCATCCCATAGCAGGACGCCAGCCAGATGTAAACAAAGAAGGACTAGCAGCTTCAATCTTATTCACTGCTATCTGTGCCAACGCATTTTCCTGCGCGTATTTCTGTGACATTGTTGCAATTTCATGCGCCAAAGCACTCTTCTGATCCTTATCCTCAATGAACTTATCTAATAAGCCTGTTACTGGCCCTATGAGAGAGTCTAAGAGAGCCATATTAGTAGCTCCATACCCAAGGGCGTGTATGATTATCAGTCTTATCAAGATCATCTAGGTGTATGAAGCGACTAGATCCTTTTTGATTAACACCTATACCACCTATACCCATTGTAAAAGCTTTCTTAAGAAGCTTGTGAGCTTGTTCTCCTCTGACAGCAATATCTATTGCCCTTCCTGATGAGTGAGCGCCCGGCCCTGCTGTTTTCTTTGCTTCAATAGGATGATCTTTACAACGATAAGCAGAGGTAACAACAAAAGGAAAGCCCAGCTCTTGTCGCAAGAACTCTATTTTAGCCATAAACTCCTCGTTCATTCCCTCTTCTCCACAGTGTTGACAGGCTAGTTCTTTTGGTGTGAAATATTTCATACTTTTAATTTCCCTAAGTTTATGACTACCGGACTACCTTGTCCTTCTTTACTACCAAAAAACTTACCTACGTTCCTTGCTTGTTTATAAAGAGAAGTCCCGGCACTCATTGCCCCTTCTACAAACCCAGTAGGGCTGAAACTTTCAGCATCGTTAAAATTATAACGATCAACGACTAAAGTATTACCATCCTCATCTTCTGTAATATTAGCTTGACCTATTAAAGTTTTTAAAGAATATGCAGGATCTGAAATTTTAGAAAGTATAGAAGTTTTTCTACTGCCGCCTACGTCTTCATATTGAGAACCTTTGCCTGTTGTTTGATAATCTTCATACTCAATAACATTAGATTTTCTACTCTTAGCAGTTTTTACTACATCAGCCAGTGCTTTTCTTTCCGCAGCTTTTAAATCTTTTTCAGTAAAAGTCTCTTCGCCACCAGCTAAATCATACAAGAATTGTCTTACATTAGAAGGTAAAAAAGGCTCGCTAATCTTTTCAGGAGCGGGTTGTCTTGTTTCAGCTAAAATAGATCTAGGTTTTTCAGTTTTCTTCGTAGAAGTTATAGCTGTTTTTTGAGCCTGTTTTTTCTGAACCATCTCTTTCTGAATTACAGCGGGATCTACTTCTCGCTGCTTTTCTTTCTTAGGTGGTATTATTAATTTTTTACCGGCTCGTATCTTATTAGCATCTTCAATCTGGTTAGCGGCGGCTAACTCTTTCATCTCGACACCAAGGTCAACTGCAATCTGGGATAATGTATCCCCGCTTTGTATCGTATATTTAAGATCCATTATTTTTCCTTTTAAAAATCCAGAGAGTAAAAAACAAAAGTATTAAAGCTGGTTGTAAGATTACAAATATAATAATATTTGCCCACTCGTAGCCTACACCCGTCACATTACCAATTACTTGAAGTACCCAAACACACCAATCAAAAACTAATCCTATATTCATCTACCAAAACCTAATCTTTTTAAAGGGTCTTCCATTATAACACCACCCTTTACAAAACCTAAACGCTGTAGTGGGTCTTCATTATC